TGAACTTCTCCGAACGACACGGATATACAAAATATCTGAGGCTTTTCGGTAAGTGGAAAATCACATACCTGCACAAGGAAAAGGATATAATTACATTCGGCAAAAGTCATTAACTTTTCATTAATTTGTGCTTGACTTTTCATTGAAATAGTTTTATCATACTGAAAATGAAAAATTAAGAAAACAACAGGAGATAACATGGGCATCACGATAAGCGTAACAATACCGAATCCTTTAGAACAGGAGCTAAGTAAAAAGGCAAAAGAATCAGGGATGTCCCGATCAAGGTTCATCTGTAATATCCTTCTTAAATGGGATGAAAAGATGAAACAGCCAGTAAGACCGCATCGGGATCCTAAAGAAATTCATATAGGCATGGATTTGAATGCAGTTCCTAACGATTGCCCAAACAGGGATTCAGATGGATTTTGCAATGTATTCGACCTTATTTGTAATGCTCCTCAAAGTCAAGCAAATACGTGTGTAGGTTACCCTAAAGACGAAAACAGAGGAAAATAAATGAGCCTACAGACACAATATAGACCTTCAACGTTGAAAATGTTAGCTGGTAACCCAGATATCAAAAGTAACCTCGAGGTTCTATTAAAGAGGGAAAAGCCACCAGCGGCATTTTTAATCGTGGGACCATCCGGATGCGGAAAAACTACTATGGGCAGAATCATTGCCCGCGGTCTCGGGTGTGCCAAATCATCTTTTCAGGAAATGAATACCGCAAATGACAGAGGTCTTCCTGCGATACGAAAAGTCCTTGATAAGTTACACTATCTTCCTTTAAAAGGGAATAAGAAAGTTGTATTGTTTGATGAGGCACACCAAATTACCCATGCTTCTCAGGAAGCGTTATTGAAAGCATTAGAAGAACCACCTTCTCATGTTCATTTCATTATCTGTACGACAAACCCAGAAGCACTTAAAGACACATTTAAACGGCGTTGTCATATTTATGAAGTCGAGCTATTAACAAGTTCTGAATTGATGAAAATGATGCGGCGGATCTTGAATAATGAGAAAGTGAAAGACTTTCCGGATGAGATACTTGATAGAATCATTGAATTGTCAGGAGGATCGCCAGGAATTGCTCTGAAAAACCTTGATCAAGTCATTGATATGAAGGATGATATTAAAGGTGCAATCAAGACCTTGAAATCGTCAGGAACTGCTGAGGCAGAAGTCAAGGATATTTGTCGTGCCTTGATTAATTTCAACATGTCGGATTCGGCAAGATGGACCAGAACTAAAAAACTCCTGAGTGTTCTCAAAACCGATGGCGAATCAGCAAGACGACCTATCATGGGTTATCTATCTAAGGTTTTGATCAGTAATAAGATGGACAATAATAACGACCTTATAGCATTGATCATGGAAGAATTCAAACATAATTTCTATGATTCGGGTAAGGACCAATTAAGACTTGCCTGCTATGCCGCTTGCCAGGTCGGAGAGGATGAAGAATAATGCCTGAAATGCGAAATTATAACCTCGATATAGAGGTAGATGAAAATGATCTTGAGGGAGAATGGATAACACATCCTTCAGTTTTTATGCACTATACCAAATTACTTGCTGATGCCATAGCAAGGCGGGATGATGCTAAACTCAAGATGGAATGGATTGCCGCTAACATAGACCTTGATGTCAGAAAGCATTGGCAATCCAAATATGATTTCGCATCCAAGCCAGCTGAAGGTGCTATCAAGAATACAATCTTGACCAATAGAAAATACCTGAAAGCTTACCGCAAATTCAATAAGTGTGTAAAGGTGGTCAACTCGCTTACCGGCGTCAAGACTGCCTTTGAACATAAGAAACACGCCTTGGGAAATCTTGTTTCCTTGCAAATATCAGGATTTCATTCTGAGCCGCGTAATAAGGTTCGGGATTTAAAAAAGGCGATGGACATTGGCAATCACCATAAACATAAGGAGAGTCTGACTGCAAGGATGAAAGCACGTAAAAAATTACGTGGAACAAAGGAATAGGGCTTAGTCCCGTATAACATTTATTATTTAGGAGAATGATTATGAGTTTCAGAGACAGGATGAAAAAACGTAAAGGTGGATTGAAAAAACGGCATAACAAAGCACCCAAGAAAAGTGGAGGCCGTTATCCAACAGTATTTAATAAGAAGAATATTCCTGATGGGATAAACTTCTTTTCGTGCAAAGAAGGACAACATATTGTTGACATTCTTCCGTGGGAAGCCGGTCCAGATATGCCTCTTGATGATCAGGGAAATCCTGTTACAGAGGAAGCAGATTTTGATTATGTTCTGGATTTGTATGTCCATCAGAACGTAGGCAAAATGCAGAAACCTTACGTTTGTCCCTTTGAAAACTTTGGAGAACCTTGCCCCATTTGTGAATACATCAAGGCAAACAGGTTGCCAAAGAAAGAATGGAGCAAGAAACGTGCCAAACGGCGTTCCATATACCTGCTATGGGACAGAACTACTCCGGAAGATGAGAAAAAAGGTGTTCAAATCTTTGATGCCGCTCACTTCTTCATGGAAGAAAAGATCCTCGAAATTGCAAAACTTCCCAGAGGCGGTGGATATGAGGTTTTCTCAGATCCCGATACTGGTAAAAGTGTATGCTGGACTCGTAAGGGAACCGGTGCTGAAAATACACAGTATCTGGGACATAGATTCATTGACAGGGAAGCTCCAATCCCTGAAAGAATCCTTGATCAAGGTTTTGCACTCGATCAGGTTATCAATATGCACCCAACCTATGAGCAGATTGACAAAGAGATCAAGGAAGATCCTACTTATACGTGGGATGGTCCCTCAGGTCAGGATGATGATGTCCCTTTTGAGGACGATATTCCTGATGATAATGTCAGAACTCCCAAGCATGAACGAACAGCTGGAAAAGGTGCATCTTCTCCGAAGCCCACAGGAAAGAAAAAACGTGTGGTCAGGAAACTGAAAAAGAAATAAGGGAGCATGACGGATGGGAAAGAAGATTATGATAAAAAAGACTCCTAAGCTTATCAAAAAGATCAAGCCATTACAGACCAAAAGCGTGGCTGAACAATTTGATGATTCTATGGAGGAGATTGAGGATGACTTCTATGCAGAAGAAAAGGAGTCATTCGTTGATCCTCTTACACTCATTCCGACGGGCTCAACAACTTTCAATCTTGAATGTTCTGGACGTATTGAAGGAGCATTCAGGATTGGAAAAATGGTCAATCTGATAGGAGACTCACACGCTGGCAAGACCTTATTTGCCTTTACAGTATTTGCTGAATGCTCCTTGCTGGAACGATTTGATAACTATAGATTTATCTATGATGATGTTGAGGCCGCCAATGAGTTCAACCTCGCTTATCTGTTCGGTAAAAAATGTGCCGATCGGATAGAATTAGTCCGTTCCAGGACTATAGAGGAATACAATGATAATGTTGCCAGATACTTGGATGATGGTCGTCCTTTCATTCATGTGTTAGATTCCTTTGATGCTTTGACATCTGAGGCGGCGATGGAAAAAGATTCAGAGAACAGGAAAAAGAGAGAGAAGGGAAACAAAACAACCGGCGATTACGGTGACGGAAAGCCCAAGATATTCTCCAGATTTTGCTCTCAACGAATACAGGATCTAAGCGACAATGGATCCGCATTAATTATTATCTCACAAACCCGGGATAACATCGGCTTTGGTGCTATGTTCACTCCCAAGACCAGATCCGGCGGAAAGGCTTTAAAATTCTATGCCTTTCATGAAATCTGGTTAGCTTGCCAGAAGAAGGAAAAAGAAGGGAAGCGTACTGTGGTAACGAATGTTCAAGCGAAACTTACCAAGAACAAGCTTACAGGAAACCACGGTGAAGTTTACTTCCCTGTACTACGTGATTATGGCGTTGACAACTTGAAATCCTGCATCCACTTTCTTCAAGATGAAGGTAACTGGACAGGGACAGATGGTTCGATCAACACAAAGGGATTTCTGGCTCCTTACTTAACAACGACCAAAAAGAAAAAGCATCCATCAATCAAAATGATCATTGAGGATATTGAAAAAAATGACCGAGAGGATGAATTGTTCAAACTCTGTCAGGATACCTTCGATGCGATTATGGAGAGTCTTAGGCCCAAACGGAAACGTAAATACTAACCTTGGAGGAAAACATGGCGAAAAAACCGCTGAACAGAAGAATTGAGGCAAGTGTAAGAAAGACCATCAACATTGGAAATTATGAGTCAGTTCAGATTTCCGCATCAATCTCAACCGACATCAAAGAAGATGCTGAGGTAGATGTTATCTTTGAAGAACTCTGGGAATCCTGCAACGAGCAGGTAGAGGGACAGCTTGCCGAATATGAATCGGATGAAAATGCTGATGAACCCGAACCTGGCGCAGATGCTCCGGACGAAACTGAACCGGAACCCGAACCAGAACCCGAAGAGGAAGAAATTGAACTCTCTGAGGATCTGATCAATGAAATGGATATCAAAGAACTGAAGGAACTCTGTGAAACCACAGAAGGCCTTGAAGAAATTGATACCAGTAAAAAAGTTGCCCTGGTTCGTATGCTCGTTATTGATGCCCTTTTTGAAGAAGAAGAAGGCACCGAAGGCGGTGACGATGCTGGCGATGATGCAGGAACAGACGATGCCGGCGATGATGCAGGAACAGATGATGATGGTGAATGGCAGGATGATGATTGGGAAGATGATTAATACCTGATCTTTTAATTCCATCATAAATAAAGAAGGCTCCCTGAGTTCTGCTTAGGGAGTCTCCTTCACTTAAGGAGATCAAATGGCACGCAAAAGGATTTTATTAGTAGATACATCAAGTATACTTCACCACGTAAAACACTCAGGGGCTAATCGCCTAAAAGAAAAAGACAAACCTACTTATATCATATGGGGTTTTCTTTTAAAACTCCAATTACTCATGCAAAAAACAAAGGCCCATGTTTGTGCTTTTGCCACTGACAGTCTTCCGGAAGATTCTATCAGGAAGAAGATATACCCTCCATACAAAGTCAAAAGAAATACCCGTGAAAAGACGGAAAAAGAACTGGCATTGGATGCTATTGCATGGCCTCAATTTCATGCTGTGGAACAAGAAGTATTGCCTTCAATGGGATACTCCAATATCTTCATGACAAAAGGATTAGAGGCAGATGATATCATTGGCAGAATTTGCAAGTCCTATAAAAATTGTGAGATCATCATAGTTACCTCTGATCAAGATATGTACCAATGTCTTTCTCCTCAAGTCTGCATTCTCAAGCCAAAAACAATGTCCTATTATACAAAGGCAATGTTTGAGAAGGAATTCGGAATTGAACCCAAGATGTGGAAAAGAGTCAAAGCTATTGGAGGTTGTTCAACTGATGAGGTTAAAGGTGTTCCCGGTGTCGCTGAGAATACTGCCTTGAAGTTTGTTAAAGGAGAACTGCCGGAGCATTGGAAATCATATAAAGCCATCATGAGCAAAGAAGGAAAGCGGGTTATCAATCGAAACAAGTCTCTTGTAATACTTCCGCTAAGAAGAACTCCGGATTATGATGTTCAACATGATAAGGTAAGCAAGATCAAAGTGCAGGGCATGGCTAAGAAATACGGCTTTAAGTCAATACTGATGGACTTGGAGAACTGGACAAGAATCTTGAAAGGATGGTCATAATGAATATGATAGGACATTTATTCGGCATGGAGGTACATGTCAGTCCTCATTGTACCAATACTGAGTTAAGGTATACACGAAAACAAACCAGGAAGTTCACCAATACAAGATGGGTAAAAAAGTATAAGAAGAAATATTCCTACGAAGTTCAAGTGCCGGCAATAGTGCAATACCATGATAAAATGATTCTGCATCCCAAAGCTTGGGAAGCCATTAAGGAGAAAGCAAATGAAATCTCAACCAATCCAGACTACCCCCACTATAGTTTCAGACAAAGTAAAGTCCCTTTTCCAGAACATGTCGAGCCAAGAGAGCATAGCTTTCCAACTGGACCAGTGGGTTTTAGGAACCTCTATGCACAACCCTGTTCGTGATGAATGTTGTCCTGACTTTAGCTGTTGCGATCCTAAAGGGAAGATGGACAAAGATTTGCGTATCAAGTTTTCCAATGCTGTCAAGATGAAAGATGAGGAAACAAAGATGAAGATACTCGGAATGGCATTGTCTGGGATAACCTCTGAAATGGGCGTGGATGTTCACATAGTTGGAGAGGATGATACAGTACATTGAAAAAGATACCCATAAAAAAGAAAGAACCAAAAAAGATCAAGGCAGATGATCTAAAAAAGATCCGAAGGTTCTTTCATAAGAAAATGAATAAAGGAGTTTGTCCTGTTCTGAAAATGTCCTTCTCTGAGGCTGAAATGGTTGTTGATCATGCTCATACTGCCAATTCAAACAATCTCGGTAAGCAGAAGGAAGCGGGATTGATTCGTGGTGTGATTCATAGACAAGCAAACACTATGGAAGGCAAGATAACAAACTCCTTTATCCGTTGTGGACTACACAAATTTGATATAACTCTACCTGACTTCCTACGACAACTGGCTGACTTCATTGAGGAACCCCCTATGACACATTTGAACTATCTCCATCCATCTGAAAATAAAGCAAAAGGTAAAAATCTCAAAAAGAACAGCATCAAGAAATTGGTAAAACTGTTCAGAGAAAAATACCCAAACAGAAAGATCCCTGAGGTCTTGATCTATAAACAGAAAAAGACCAAGAGAGGAAAAATGAAAGACAGAG